CGCAGTAAAAGCTTCCGTTTCTTCTATGTAGTCGTATTCTACTCCTAAGTTATACACTTCTTCTATATTAACTTTCTTATGCTTGTTTTGTTGTTTACGGTAGTCGTGTACTAAATTGTAAAGCACACACCTTATATAGTATTTGTTTACTGTTCCGTTTTCTTGTAGTATGCGTTCGGGTGAGCAATACTTACTAATCTTAATGTACATTTCCTGTACTATGTCTTCTGCTAAGTCGTCAACTCCTAAACTCTTTACGATGCGTAAATAGTCTTTGTGATGTTCTGCAACTTTACTAAGCCATTTCATTGATTAGTATTTAAACAAATGTAGTGATTATTTTCTAATAGTGTATAGACGTAGTTTTTAACCAAACGTTGTTAATAAAAAAAAGCGCACATTTCTGTACGCTTCCTTGATTTGAACACACTTAAAAAGGTAAATCGGTATCGGGTAAGTCTTGTGGCATATTTTGTTTTGGTGCTTCTGCTTCTGCCTGGTAAGGTTGTGAAAACTTCAAGCTAAAATATTGCTTACCGTTCTTTGATTCGTTTAGCCATACTGCTACGTCTTTGGCTTTGCCGTCTATCATTGCTTTGCCTTTGTAGTCGGGATGTTGTTCCGTCTTTTTGTAGTCGTTCTTAAAAATTGCACCTGTGTTGTCTTTCTGTTCCATTATTTATTGTTTATTTATTTTTTCTGTAAAATCAATATGAAAGCCAGAAGCACTTTTACTTTCAGATTTTAACCAATTTTCCATAGCTTCTTTTATCCTTATATCGCGATAACCTACACCTTTTAAAACTCTTACACATAACTCAAACATTTCATGGCATTCTTGCTCAAAATAGTCGTCATTATGATTAAAAGAAGTTTCATAACATATTTTTCCGTAAATACTTTTATTCATTATTTTTATAACATAATCTTTCTGTTCCATTTTACTTTATTGTTTTACTTAAAATATATGCGCTTAACGTCTTTCGTGTGCGCCTTGCTTTCAATTCTAAAAGCTTCTTTTCTTCGTCTGTTACTCTTAATGTAATGACTTTACTTTTCCGTGTTTTCATTCAATTAGTGTTTGGTAATATTCACGACATTCTTTTACTCTGTCGTAGATTGCTTTTACTACGTCTTTATCATATCTTACTTCAAACGTTTTAATTCGTCTTTCTGCAGGTATGTTGTCGAAGTTGTGTTGTGCTTCAACGTGGTTACGCAGTTCTTCGTTTTCGTCTATTAAGTGTTCTTTCCAATGCGCACGTCTTACTTCGTCTTCTACCATAAGTTCTGGCGTGTTGATCAAGCAATAACATAAGAACGCTTTGCGTTTACCTGTTAAAGCCATATAACCTTGAAGTTGGTAATAGTAGTCTTTGTTTGGTATGTCTTCTGCAAAGAATGGGAACGTTGTAGCATCCCAAGAAGATTTAACGTCAAGTATAATATCCGTGTTTACATCGGGTGTGCCTGTAAGAAAGTCGTTTGTAAAGTGTTCTTCATTCTTGTACATAAATCCCAAGTCTAAAACGCTTTCGCATAGCTTTATTCCATCGTCTTCTACTTGATTACCTTTGTCTGTGTACCTACTGCTAAACTCTTTACGCTTACCGTACATTTCTTCTACTGCAAGTTCTTGTAAGTATGTCTTACAGGTCTTGCTTAGTGTTTCTGTTTTACTTCTTGAATTGGTCATTATCTTACCAATAGAAGAACATCTAATTTTTAACATAACTCAAGTGCTTTAGATTGTGAAGTAGTTAATGCAAACTTGTCTGTAAGTTTGTCTTTCGTGATTTTGCCGTCTTGTACTGCTTTTAACGCATCTTTAAAGCGTGGTGCAGTTAGCTTGTCTTTCTTTACTACAGGTACTTGCTCACCTGCTGCATCCGTGTCTTTGTCGGTTACTAAACCAAGCGCAGAAGAAAGTGCGTAACGTCTGAAGTAGGTAACGCCACTACCGAAGCTTTGGTAGTCGTTCATACCTTTTAGTGTTGCTTGTGGTATAAGTGTGTTACTTTCTAATGTTTCACCACTTTCAACGTGAAAGATAATAGTGTTTAAGTAGTTATCTTCTTCGTGTGTGTTAATTAGTTGTGTAAATCCTAATCCGTGTTTGTTTAGTAATGGGTTAATCTTGTCGAAGATCGTAGGCAAGTCTGCATACGAATAACCGTAACCTTTTGTGCCTTTGAATATTGGCTTTACTTCTTGCTGAAAAGCTGCAAGTGCTTTAAATAAATGTTTCATAGTGTATTTAATTAAGTGTTTGTGTATACAAATATAGTGTTTTTATTTCATATCTTTTACTTTTTGTTTGTACAATTCTATTATGTCTTTTAATTCTTGTCGTGTGTACTTGCGTGTCTTGTGTGCTTCTTCGTGTAGTTTAAACAGTTCTTCGCCTCCTATTCGTTTTTCTATACCTACTTGATAGTTAAGTAAGTTTCCGTGTTTGTGTTGGTTACACGCTACGCATTGTCCGTGAACGTTCCTTTCGTCAAATGTTACTGCTTTGTGTGTTCCACTACTAAAATAGTGTCCTGCATCAAACTTACCTGTAAGCAAACTATCGCAGCTTATGCAGTTTTTTTCTTGATCACGCTTACGAATAAACGAATTAAAATAAGTCTGTGCTTTTTTAGTTAAGCTTTGCACCGTTTCAAGTTCTTCTTTCAATTGCTTCTTTTCTTTCTTCCAGTTCTTGACCTTTGCAGTTTCTACCCATACTTTAACGCATTCAGACTTAAAGCAATATTTTTGGTTAAAGTGCTTTGCGTCAAATTTATCTTTGCAGTTTTTACAACGTGGCATTAAAAAAGTCTTTGTTGTGAAATATGGTCTTTAATTCGTTTTATTGAAGATTCATAATATTCTTTGTCAAGTTCGCAACCTATAAAGTTTTTATTTTCATTATGTGCAGCAATAGCAGTTGTACCACTACCTAAATAAATATCACAAATATTTCTACTATTAGGAAAACAAGATATAAGCTTTTGTGCTAAAGATAACGGAAAAGCTCTTTTGTGTTGTTTGTCAGTACCAACAGCTAAGTCTTTCAATATGTCGTGTGTATTTATTTCATTTTTAAAATCAGTTTCTATACCTTTAGACAACCAATAAATTCTTTCTGTCATAGGATAAAAACGACATTTATCAAAATTCTGACTACGATTAAACCATACAACCTCCTGTTTTATAGTCCATTTTGTTTTTAAAAGCCATTCGTAAGGCGTTATTTGTATTCCTTTTCTTATTCTGTTTTTGTGATTATAAAGTAAACTACCTCCTTTCTTTGTTGCTCTAAATAATTCATTTAGTGTATCTATTTGTATTTGTTGGTATTCTTGTTCGGGTAAATTATCTACATAGGTATTGTAAGCATTAAATACTTTACTTCCTGTGTGATGCTTTGCACCTAAATTATATGGTGGTGAAGTTACTGTCAGACAAATTAATTCGTCTTTTTGATTATTTAAAAAATTAATATTGTCTTCGTTTGTTATTTCTATTTTGTCAGTTACTTTCATTCGTCTTTCTGAAATATGTAAACCTCCTCTACGTTGCAATCTATGTTAGTGCATAGGTGTACGTTTATTACTCCTTCGCCTTCTAAGTTAAAGTCTTCGTATTCGTGTTGCTCTTGCCAATTTATAGCTTGGCTGCATTGTGGACATTTCATAATTCTAATTTATTGTCGTTAATAATTTCTTTTAGCTTGTCTATTTCGTGTTTATGTTCTGCTATTATTATTTGGTTTCTCAAATTAGCTTTACATTCTAAATAGTATTCGATTTCAAAGTCTTTAAAAACAGAATGAAAGTGTTCTATGTCTTGTAAGCTTTCTTTCATAGAATTTATTAAGTCTGTTCTGCTTTCGTGTTTTTCTACAAGTTCGTCTAAACTGTCTTTAAACTTTATAATTGTAGTCTTTAAGTTTATCTTTGCTTTTAATATTTCAAGTGTGTTCATAGTTTTGTTTTATAGTCCGCAGTAACCACTATCGCAGTCGTTAAAGTCATCGTCAAAAAGTTCTGTTTGTGGATTCCATTCTTTTATTTCTTTATATAAAGCATCTTGTCTCCAAGTGTTGCCTTTCATTACTTTAGCTTTTTCTTCTTGATCAATAAACCATTGTAATTTATTTGGGTGCTTAGTCATCATTTTTTTTAAAAGCATTGGTTGTTTATGCATACATCCAACGCAGTTATTCATCCAAGCAAACCGAACAGGTTTATCTTTCCAAAACTTTTGTATTTCGTCTTTAAAGATATTATTTTCTATTAAAGGATAGCTTGGTTTTTGATAAGCAAATTCTTTCCATTTGTTATTTCCGTTTTTATGTTTGCCTATAA